ACCACCTGTATCTCCAGGTCCTGGTGTGTTTACTCCAAAATCAGCTTTAGATGCATCTGCACCACCTTTAGCTTTTAAAATTTTATTACCATATTTCTTAGACCACTTTTTTGCGATCTCTGGTTCGTTCGCATACATGTATCTTCTTTGCTTTTCAGATTTAAAAGGCATTATCTTTTATTGTCCTTTTTTGGTTGTTGCATTTTCTGTGCAGTTAAATCTATTTTCTCTTCTGCAATTCTAATTCTCTCTTCAGCTTGATCTTCAGCAGATTCTAACTTCATTTTATCAAAGTCTAATCTTTCTTCAAATTCCATTTCTTTTCTTTCTGCGTCTTGCTGATTTTCCATAGCTTTTCTTTGTAAATCCATAGCTCTTAAATCTAATTCTCTTTGTTTCAATGCAACTAATGGATCTTCTTTTTGTCCACCAGCTTCTTCTTGAGCTAACATCATTGTAATCTCAGCAACTTTTTTAGCGACCATAGAATCAAATAATATTTTAAATCCTTGTGGGTCTTGTTGTGCTTGCATTTGTAATTCTGGTGTATTCTGAATCATATCTCCTATTTCACCATGAGCTTTTAATGCAATGTGGTCAGATATGTGTCCTTGTAGTAAAGCATATACCATTGGATTGATTTGAACCATTCTTGTAGCCATAAATGCTCTATGAGCTGCAATATGTGAATCATGATCTTGTTCAGGAAACGCTTTTAGCATTTGCATCTGTAATGATTTAGCATTTTCAGTTGCAGGATCCTCAGGTTGTGGTTGTAATTCAGGTTTTAACAAAGCATCAATGTTTTTTGTTCCTAAAGCTTCATAAACTCTTCTGTAAGCTTCTCTTAAATTGTGCATTTGTGGATTTGAAGCTGCAATTTTTAAATTCTCGTTTGCTAAAGTGACTCTTTGAGCCATTGAGAAGATATTTGGGTCTGCAACAGGGATTACATCCACTCTATCGTCAAAATCTTGTAGTTTTACGAATCGATCTGCGTTTGTAACTGCATATGGATACACAGGAGGCAGATAATCTGCAAAAACTTTTGATAAAAGTCTAAATTCTTGTCTCATAGCGTAGTAACAACGCTTGTGAATAGCGCTCATGACCCTTGAACCACGCTCTAACAACGCAATTGTCGTTCCAACAGCTCTATTTTGACTGTCTTCACCCATTTGCATGTCTGCAATCGCTGCAAAACGTTGTCCAGCTTGTACAACAAAGCCTAAAAGTTGGAATAAAGTACTACTTGGCTCTTTAAAAGGTAAAATTTGGAATTGATCTTTGATATTTCCTCCAGGTGCATCAACATCTCTGAACTCACCAGGTTGAAAAGGTTGGTCATCGTCACGAATTCTTATACCTCTAGACTTAAATCCAGCAGGTAAGTTCGCTAAAGTACCTGCATCGAGCAATTGTCTTAGTGCTTGAGTAGCAGACCTAGATAATCCACCAATCATATGGATTAAACCAAAGCCATAAAAACCTAATCCAGGTAAAAATTTGTAATGTACAAAGTATTCTTTTCTAGATTGTGTGTCATCATCTTCGCTGTAGTTTCTATAAATAGATAAAACTTCTCCTGAACCTTCATCTATTGAAACAATGTAAGGTAATTTAACTTCTTTCTCTGCATTCTCAACTTCAAACTCGTTCAAGTTTAAATCAATATGCATTTCTAAAATATTATATTGATATTCTTTTTCTCCAGCAGGTTTTACACCTTCTAGTTCATTTAACTTATCTTGTATTGGACTCTTGTCAGCTTGCTTTGGTATTAATTCTACATCTCTATAGAATCCTGCTTTCTGTTGTTTAAGAACATCATTCTCTGACATCTTAACAATGTGTGTAATTCTTTCACAATCTTTTAAATCAGTTGCGTAATATGGAACAATTAAATCTTCAGCAGGTACAAATTTAGCAACTGCTCTTTGTTTGATTTCATCGTAATAAATTTTTTTAAATGCAGATCCTGCTAATGGTAAATAAAATAATAATTGATCTGTGTCTGGTGTGTATTCTTCCATTTGTTCCATCAACATATAGTTCATGAAATCTTTAACACGTTCTGCTTGTTGTGATACTTCTGGAGTGTCAGCACCAATGACTTGAGTTCTTACAGGTCCATCACTTGGTAATAATTCTTTATACGCTTGCGCTTGAAATTGTGTTACAGCTTCAGATAAAAGCGGATGGGTTACACCACTTGCACCTTGGAAAGGTCTTGTGTTTTGCACATACTTAAATCCAAGAAGGTCTAAACCTTGTGTGTAAGCTTGTTCCCAATCCGCTCTTGAAACTTTATCTTTTTTATAATCCTGAATAAGTTGTGAAGACATACGGCCAAGCGTTCGCTCGTCCATATCTTCAGCTAAGTTTCTGTAAAAATCTTCTTCTGGTTCTGGAGCCTCGTCTGGAGTTTCCTGACCCTCAACTTCTACATCAACTTCTGACTCTTCAACTTCTTCTTCAGGAAGTTCATTTTGTTTTTCTACTTCAGCCATTATTATGTAATGATAGTTCTTTTATTTTTCCCTAACTTACAGCCTCTAGCCATTACGCCGTTTTTAGCTTTAATCATTTTACCAGTTTTAGCACCATCATATGGGCCTAAACCAAATGCATCACCATATCCTAAGAAATCAGCTCCGCTTGATTTTTTAGTCATTGGTTTCTTTTTAGGTAACATTGAAGCACTCATTGCTTTAGATAAAGCTGTGTCATTAGCCATTTCTGAACCAAGATCACCTGTATCTACTTGTGCTGCTTTTGCCATTGCTTTGTTTCTAGCACCTAGCATTTTAGCTCCAGCCATACCAATTAAGGCTGCACCGATAGCTTTTTTTATTTTTTTGCTTGCCATGATAATTATCTCCTATTTGTTATAACAGATTTATAATATCATGCAAATATATTTACGACTAGACCACCCTCATTGTAAGCTTTGAAAGGCTTATTGATCATATCTGGAGAGATCTTAATCGCATATACGTCATAAAATAAATCTGGATCATTTGGTGCCATTCTTACAATATCAGCATTGTCGCCATATCTTCCAACATAATATTGAGCTTCTGCTTCTGTTTTAAATGCAGCGATATGCTCATCAATTTTTTTCTTATCGCCATAACCAAATTCTTTTTTACCCTGATTTGTTCTAACTACTTTAAACTGTTTATCAGGATCTGATTTAGCGACAGGTATTGTCTTTACCTCAGAGTTATATTCTCTAGCTAATCGTTTCATCTCCGCAGGTAGAGTTGCTTCTTTATTAGGATCCGTTAAAATTTCTCTATCTTTTTTCTTACTAAATACTTTATAGTTTTTAAAACCAGCTTTACCAAATCTATTTCCATAAAACTCTATATCCCCTAAAAACTTTTCTCTTTTCAAATGGTGTAGTCTTTCTACAGGAGAGATTCCAACCCACTGTATCCCTCTATCTACTGCATCTTTAATTGTATTTTTCAAAGCATGTCCACCCCAGTTCTGTTTTCCGAATAAAGGTAAGAATGGAATTGAATCTGTTTGTTTTCTAGTATTAATGTTTGCTAGGTTCATTGAGTTCGCTTTAATTTCATCAAACTCAGATTTAAGTTCTCTAAATCGTTTCATGTCCGCATTTGTTTGCTTCATACCTTTTCTTGTAATGTTAGTCATCTCGTTTACGATTGCATCTAACTTTCTATTTGATGAGAAAAATTCTATTTCAGAACCAAATGCATTTTCAACTCTATCTCTTGCAGGGTTTACATCTCTAAGTTTTTGATTGTAGTCAGATTGTATTTCATCAATCATTTGAATTTTTTGATTGTCTGCCGTCTTACGAATACTTCCTCTTACATGATATACCTGGTTAGGAATACCGCTGTAATGTCTATTAAAGTCATAAGGTAATGTTTGACCCATTGGTAATGGTTTAGGATAGTAAACTACATTTTCAAAATACTCATCACCACCTTTGAGTCTATATTCAGAGTGGTTTCCATACTTCGGTCTAAACCCTTGTGATTCTTGTAGCTGTAGTTTTCTAAATATTTCTGTATCTCTTCGTTTTAATAGGTTAGTTGCATTTGCAACGTCATCACTAACATTCAGTCCTAAGTTTCTAGCTTGAGTTATTATGTTTTCATAGCTGTCTACAGAATCTTTAAAAGGTGATGCACTAAAACGATCATAGTCATCAGATGCTACTTCTCTAAACTTATAGTTCATTCTTGCATTAATCTTTAAATTGGATTTTTGCACTGCATTAATATTCTCTAATAAACTAGATAATCGTTGAGTTTGTGTATCTGATCTTGTAGGCATAGCCGTGATTTGTGCTCTAATAGTATCTAAATTATTATTCATAGTACGTGCTACATCTTCTGCTTCATCTACGATTTTAACATCAGTCATGTACTTTCTAGTTTTAAGATTGTTCACAGGAGCTTTTTCGACAATGTAAAGTAAATCCATTTTAGTTAATGGAATCTTTTTATCTTGAGCGACTTTTAAAAAGCCACCTATTAAATTACCTTGTTTATCAAACTGTGCAATGTTGGAGTCCCATAACTCTTCTTTCTTTACCCCTTGAGAAATACTTTTAAAATCAGGATTACCTGTTTTAAAAGATCCAGGGCCAGTAGATTTAAAATCTCTAATCCATTCATCTGCTTTTCTTGCACCTGCAATCGGGTGTCTTGCAATGTAATCCCATAGTGAAGATCCGATACGATTAGTAGAACCTCCTCTAGATAGTGGATTGTTATAAGCAATCTTTTTTAGCTCATTTGATTTTTGAATAGCTTCTTGTCTAATTTGTTCTTGTAATGAGATTTGAGGTTTAGTCATTGCTTGACCTCTTTCAACTCTTGTTGGAGCAATCTGTAATACTTCTTCTACCTGATCAACTGGTTCCTTGATCCGCGATACTGGATTCTTTGGCGTTGTCTTAGCCATAATACGATTAATGGCTCTACCGATAGGAGTTCTAAGAGCCACGGCTCCTGCACCAGCAACCGCTAATCCCGCTACACCCTTCAAGGCGCTCGGTTCATAAGGTTCTGCGTATTCTGAATTACCTACAGGAACATTAGATGTAGGTTCATCTTCTATGATCTCTTGTTTCTTTAAAGCTTCTAGGCTCACTACTTAACTCCAGTGAACTTCGTTCCTTGTATTGCTACTCCGCCTCCAGTACTATAATTATCTACACCTTCAGGTCTTAAATAATCTTCTGGATGTTCTTTTACAGGATCATACATTTTACCATCTACCATGTATGGATCTCCTAGATAAACAATGTTCTTATCTCCCATTGCCATATCTCTAGCTTTAGGCATTTTCTTTTTTTTATTTTTTGACATTATAGTAAATCCTTAATGTAATCTCCGCCTTTAGTAATTTCGACTTCCCCACCTGTTTTCATTTTAGCATTACCTGTTGCTTTTTGATAAAGATCAGTGACCATGTTTTTTTTATTACTTACATATTCTGTATCGTTCGGTGTAGCCGTAGCTGTTTTCTTAGTTGCTTTACTTAAAGCTTTTGCTCCAAGTGCACCTAATGCAAGAACTCCTAAAACTGCTTTAATAGGTTTTATAGGTTTATTTTTCTTTTCTTTTTTAGCATCCTCAGTTGCTTTCTTTAAAGCTTCTAAGTATTTTTTATATTCTGTAGCTTCATCCATAATAACTATATTCCTTCGGTACTTTATAAAATTCTTCTTCATAGTCACTTAACATTTCTATGAAGTTTCCTTGACGATATCTTAACACAGCCTGTGTGGTACTGTCGACATAGTCATCATGAGCTCCATGTGGAAATGCTGCACATTCCTCAATCACTTCTTCAGCATATTTCTCGTCTTCTGGATAGTAAACTTGCCCACTTTCGAATACTGGAGCGGTGGCGTTGACCCGTGAATGCTTATCTTTTCCCCTTGATGGTACGAATGGGATGACAGGGATCCCCATTCTTCTGAACTCCTGCATGAGTGGTTCCCCTGTAGCCTTAGCCTCAATGATCACGGACTCAGGTTCCCAATATTTATATTGATCCAAAGCAACTGCTTTTAGTTCTGGAAAGTCAAATTTACCTTTGAGTGCATCTAATAATATCATTGCAGGTTTACCATCTTCTTTTGGAAAGAAGACACCCCAAGTTGTGATAGCTGAATAGTCAGCAGTTTCTTTTGCACTAAATGCAGTATCGTACGATTGAATAACATGTTGCAGTTTTGGAATATTTCTTTTAGTCCATGGTTGCCACCATTCTCTTTTTAAGATTGCACCTTCTTCAGATGTAGGTTCCTGCATATACTGAGCAGACCAGTTTCTGATTGGAAGTGATG